TTGTGCAGGGCGGTATAAGGGAGGTGGGAGGAAAACACCACGGCCATGCCGCTGACGACCGCCCGAATAGAGCGGCGCATCGCCCCGGTGACGATAAGGATAGAACCCTTGCCGCGCTTGTTTACCTTGGAGGCTTTTGTCGCCACCCACTTGTCGCCGAAAAATCCCTGCTCACGAAAATTCTGCATGAACATGGAGTTCAGTTTCACGCGGGCGTCGCGCAGGATCTTGTCGTAAATATTCCCTGCCACGGTAGTCAGAGGTTAGTCGGCGAGGTTGCCGAAAAGGAGGCAGATTAAACCGAGTTTCACCTGCATACGCTCGGTTTTGTCCTCGATTTTATTAAAGTCGATAGTGTGGGGCGCGGCCTTGACCTGCTCCCAAATCTCGGGGGTTAGTTCCTCGCCCAGGCACATAAGCGCGGCGGCTACATCGGTCTGCGAGAACTTAGCGGAAAGTGTAATTTTTTCGTCCATTGTGAAAAAGTTGGGGTTTTAGTTTGTTAAGAGAGAAAAAGTTATTATCTTTGCAATCCCATAGGAGGCCGCTGTGGGTCACTTCGGTGAGGCGGCAACCTGCCCGCGCTGCGGGCTTTTTTTATGCTCATACCTTATGTCGGCGAATTTCAATTGAGTCGTCCTCCTTGCGGATCACACACACCACCTCCCGGATATTGATATGGGAGGTTTGCGTTTTGAGCCACTTAATGCCTCCTGTAACCTTGCTCGGGTGATACATGTCGCCCTCGTGGAAATAGAGGCAAACGGTATCTGCAGGGACACGCACATCAGAGCGGCCGTTGTATCGAGCCAACTGCTTGTTCTTGTCACGCAACGCCGACCCATAATGGCGTTTTTTCTTAGTGATAGAGCGAATATCCATCATCACACCGTCAAGTTGCATATCAAGAGCCGGGAGAGTCTGTTTCCCCTTGCGCTTGCTCTCGTCGCATAGAATAGCAATGTGGCCGTTCTGAAAGAGTAGTCTCTGCAATTCATTTTCAAGATCCGCGCCCGTCATTCCCCATGCAACGGTCTGAGCGTTGTTTGATTTTGTATTATGGCCGACGTGCATAGCCGACAAGCCTCCCGTCTGCGGGTCGAACTTGACACCGCGATACTTTTCATCGCGGGAGAGACGGTCGTAAAACCTCTGCGCCTCGGCACGTCGCGCTTGCTCATTCACAGCCAGGCAGACGCGGCACTGCTCGCGCTTGGGGTCATAAGCGAGGCTCAGCGAGCGGCCACAATCGCCGCACCCTTTCGGGAGATAGGGGTGCTTGCGTGGAAACAGCGACAAATCCTTTCCGGCGTTGTATCGGAAAATCCGTGCCTTTGGTTCCTCGGTGCAAGCGTCCCCGGCGGCTTTGGCTTGCTCGGGGTCGGAGAGCGGAAAATCCTCGCGCAGTACCTGCACGACGTTGCAACGGCAATTCCACCCATTCGGCGGCAGATAGTCGTTCCAAAACGGGTCAGAGGGAGGTAACGTCACACCGTCGAGGGCGGCGTGTGCCTCCCGGACACGCTCATCACCCGCCGTCTGATATTGCAGGTTGTAAGCGTCGCCGTCGGCGAGTATCTCGTGCCACTTGACCGCCATTTGGGAGGTGTGGAGAGCGTGGTTATATTCGGCATAGAGATAATTTGTGTTATATCTCGCGTCGATAGCCTCCACGTCCTTGCGGAAAGTTTCAAACGGTTTTACATGCCCCTCCGCGTCGGTAAGCGCAAGACCGACCTCCGAGAGGGAATGATAAGTCTTGAACCCCGAGAAAATGAAAGCGTTGTTTTGAAGCGCGGCGGTCAGTTCCGGGGGAGTCTCCGTCTTAATGGCCGTGTCGATAGCACCGTTGAGTGTGTTATAAGTCTCCTCGATAAGGGAGCGCACGGTAGGGTCGGCGAGCATATCGGGGGAGAAACCGCCCTTTGCGAAAACCTGACGCACGGCACGGTCGAACACATCACGGTTGAACGGAACGCGCCCGACCTTGCCGGAGGCGAGGGTCAGCAGGTCGTCGTGATAGAGCGAGCCGACGGCGAGGTTGAAAAGGCGGTAATGGTCTACTTTTTTCTTTTGTGAGTCTTGGGGTGTCTCCTCCTTGTTTTCGGACTCGTCACCCCCTACTCGAAAAAACCGCCCGAGGATTGCTGCTTAACGCCGATAATGTCGATTTTGTATTTCGCCTTGAAATACTCCGGGTCAATATCGTAATACTGCAGGAGCATACGTTCAAGTTCGCGCTGCTCGGCGGGCGAGTATGTGGCCGCGTCGTCCCAAGCGAAAGTGCGTCCGGCGAGAGGAAAACCGAGCCGGATCATCTTCGGAATAAGGTCGTCGTTGATAATGTAGCCTATCAGTCTCGCGTCAGCTGCGCAGAGGTTCTCAAATACCTCCAGGTGTGTCTCTGACTGCGAGTGTGAGGAACCGTTGTCGATTGTCATAGTCTGACCGAGAACACCCTTTGACATTTCCGAATTGGCGCGGTCAATTCGCTTGTCATAGACATTATAAGCGTCGCCGCGTGAGGACTCCTTTATGTCAATGGTCGTACCCTCGGGGAATAACGCCCAACCTGCCGCGCCCATATCTTCAAGCATTACCTCAATCTGCTTTCGGTCGGCGGGGTTCTGCGAGGTGGTAGTTCCGACACGCATAGGCATACCGAAAATTTCGCCGAACACGTCCCAATAAGAGGTCATGTTCTTTTTAGATATGGCATGAGGTGAGCATTTGAGGAGCAGACCGAGGTCGCGTGGCTGACCGACCTCCACGCTCCAGTCGGCCAACGCCCCCTCGCGGTAAGGAATACCCGCGCCGGGGTCGTCGGAGCGGTCACGCAATAGAACGCCATACTCCGGGCAAACGTGGTCGCGTGGGACGAGTTCCACGTCGGAGAATTTCATAACGCCGTTTGCATTGGTCGTGACATCGCCTAATTGTATGAGCGAGTGACCCCAACCGATAGAGTCGAGGGCGTAAAGGAGGAAATGATAGAACCACTTGGATTGAAAAATCTTGGCAGCGTCCTCATCTTCCTGGCCGTTCTCGTCTTGAATGACGAAAGATTTAAGCAGGGTCTTGTGATAACGCTGCGCGAAACAACCCGTGAGGTGGAGGTCAATGAGCGCGTCGGTATAAATGGCATACAGCGCACTGCGTTTCGGGTTCTCGATATTGAGAGCCATACGCCACGCTTGCCGCCACCGGGCGACATCCTGCTTTGTGAGCGAGCGTGTCTGCTGGTTGAGCATCATAACGAGGCTCTTGCGCTTTTTCATACTGCCGCCCCCTTTCCGGGAGTTATTCTTTGCCGCCTCCTCTCTGATTGCGTCGAGGGTGAGCAGCTCGCCACCATAGGTGTTTATCATTTTTTTCTTTGCCATTCAGATAAAAATGTGTCAATGTTTGATTTTGTCGTCTATCATTTGAGAAAAATTCTCCTTTTGTAGTGCAGACACCACCGCCGCCATATTTGCCTTATAGGTCGCGCCGCCGTCCATAGGAGCGACAACCGAGGTGGTGATTGCTTGAATGATTCCGTCGATACGCGCCGACATCTTCGTCAGTTCCTGCTTTAGGTTTGTGGCGTTGGCCGTTGTTTCAGAGCCACCGTTCCACACCGTTTTATTGCCGTCCATTTCAAGGGTCGTTCCGTTGACATCGAATTTCAGCGTGTCGCCGGAAATGTCGGCCTTTACTTTCTTGGTGACGAGAGAAACGGCGTTGTCGGCCACGGTTATCTCCGTGTCGCCGATTGTGAGAATTGTTTTCGTCACCTCCATAGTCAGCACCGCAACGGCCACAGCAGGATTGATAAAACCGACAACGACCTCAGAACCGACAGCCGGGAGCGAGACAATGCCGACCTTTTCGCTCTGATTGGCTTGCAGGTTCACGCCAAGGAGCTGCGCCCCCTCGTCAATGGGTGTGCAGTCAATAGTCCGCGCCTCCTCGTCCACCGCGTCGACGGTGCAGACGGTGAGGTACATTTCGCAGCCTCTGAGCGCGAGTTGTCTTATTGATTCAGATATATTCATTCTGCCGCCCTCGCTCCGAGGGTAATATCTTGCCGGAAACCGTTGCTCCCGTATGTGATTGTATTCTTGTGGACTTGATATTTCCCCTTTCTCTCGCCGTTGAGTTTAATGCCGACAATATCGAGGCAGTCGAGCAGTATGTGGCCGAAAGTCTGAAACGACCCGGTAAGACCGTCACGTTTCAGTCGCTCCAGTTCCTGCTCGCCCCACGCCTTGGCCTCGGCCTCCGACTTGCCGTAACAATGGAGCGTCCGTTTCTCGCCGTCAGCGTCGCCGACCTCAACCTTGATTTTCTTTTTATTGTCGGGTTGTAGGCTCACCACTTTCAGTTTAATCTTCACGTCCTCGGCGCGTTGCTCGTCGAGGCTGTCGTCAGATATTAGGTTTACCCCGGTGGAGAATACCTGCCGCATTTCGTTGCCGTGGTCGAACAGAACCCCGCAATATAGCACGGGCTTGCCGTTTTCAAGCCGGAAGAAAGTGCGGATATTATTCTCTTTGAGTTGGGCGAGCAATTCGGCGACATTCTCCTTGTTTACCCGGAACTGCCCGACATTCTGTTCGCCGAGCACCTTTATCTCATAAGGCAGGTTTTGGTCTTTCAGCAGGGTTTGTATATCGACGTTCTTATACGACTTTTTGACGCAAGGGGTCTGTTTTAGCATGAACATTTCGTCCTCGCAGAAAATCACCACGGGGGTCTTGATACCTATGCGCAGCACATAGCCCGAGAAAGCGAGTTGGAGGTTATCATCATAACCGAGCCACACGGAAATTTTGTCGCCGCGTCTTATGGGGATAGAGGTTTCTCCTTTCCATTTCACTTTCCTGGGGAGGGTGAGTTTGCATGTTGTGGTGAGAGCCTCGCTGTCGCGCACAATCTCGCAAGCCGTGACCTTTTGGAAAGTCCACGACTTCTCACCCTTAATCTCTACTTTCGCCGATAATTTCAACATCGTTCAAACGCTGATTAAACAGTAATTTAGCAATTACCAATCATAGCCGTTCTTTTTCATGCTGCCGTAACGCATGGGATTGCCGCCCATTCCCGTGTCGGGGTCGCCGTTCTCGGGATACTCGGGGAACTCGGGGGTAAAATTGCCTTTCTGAATATCTTTGAGGCGGCTAATGGCATTATCGTAAAGGGTCTGCCTCATTTCGCCGCCCATCATTCCGGGCAACCATTGGCCGAGCCACCACAGCGCAATCGAGACCGTGAGCTGCACTAGCAGGGGGTTGCGCTGAATGTCTGTCTTGGCATAGGCCGCGTCTATGTCGTAGCGTGTGCGCACATACCCGGCGACCTCCTCCATAGCGGTGCGCTCGGCCTGCTGCCGTATCTCGTCGGAGGATTGGCAGATAATAGCGAGGTCAGCCGGGCAGGTGACAACGCGGTAATCATCTTCTGTAAGGAACATTTCGGGAGGAGTTCAGATGGTTCTGTAAATAGCCTTGGCCTCAATATCGGCGGCGGTCACGCCCTTGCGGTACATACCCTCGCGGACGAGTTTCTTAATGTGCTGCTTGCTGACGACCATAGGACGGCGGTTGAGGACGATAACGAGTTGTTTCTGTCCCGAGAGAGCGCGACGGCGGTCAGCCTCGCGGCGGCAGTGACGGAAACGGAAATCGAAAACGAGGGCGCGGCAATAGGCGCGGAGGTTCTGAAAGAATTTCATTTGTTATGTTGTTTTTGAGGTGTTGTTACCATGAGTTTTTAGGGGTTCGTCGGCGACCATAGGAGGGTCTGAAATTCTGCTCGCGGGTACGACCCTGCAATATGAAAATCGCGCCCTCGTCGGCATCCGGGCCGTCGTCGTGGCCCGTCATGCCGCGCTCGCAGGAAAGGGTCTGGTCGATACCGACGCGCATATCGGGGTCGTCTTTCATGCGGGCGTTATAATAGACGTGGCCGTGTTCCCACAGCGGGGAAATAGCCTCGATACGCTGAAACTTGTCGGGTTTCTTTCGCTTGTCGCCGAAGATCGGCAACTGATAGCCGCGCTCGTTGCCCTCCCGCGTGAACTCGTCGAGCAGAATCTGCTGCAGAAAGTTCGCCTCGATATAGTATGAGCAGACCGCGTTTGCGCGGACAATCTTTTCGTGGAGGTCATAGAACCAACCGACCATTTCGGCCACCGAACACTGCCTCACGAAAGCCGCGAGGCAATGGAGATCCGTCCCGGTCTTGCCCCAAAGTTTAATAGCCTTATAGTCGTTGCGGGTTGTGGACTTGAACGAGGGATCGCAGTAGCATACGAGGTAATCATAGTGAGCGAGCGGCAGGGGCTTGCACCACTTGATCCAATCGTTGCGGAAGATACTGCCCTCGGTAATGGGGTTGTTCATCATCTCGCGTTGGAACGAGATATACCCCATAAATGCCTCCTGCTTGCGTATCTCCTCGATAGTCCACTTGGCCGCCCATGAGGGGCGACCGTTGCGGTCGATTGCATTCACCCTGGAGACCACCACGCCATCGGAATCCATAAAATTAGCGAGGACGGAGTTCTTGCCGATAAGGTTGCCAACCATAACGAAACGGCCACGGCCACCGTCGAGCGCACCGAACAGAGCCTCCTTGACCCATTTGGTCAACCGCTTTACACGGTCGGGGTTGTTGACAAGTTCATCGTCGTCGAGGTCGTCGATAACGATATAGTCCGGGCGATATTTTTTGTAACGGAGGCCACGCGGCGACTGGCCGCGACCACGGGCAAAAAACGCCTTTCCGTCGGCGGTTATGAAATTGCCCGTCTCCCACGACCCGGTCACTTTCTGAGTGCCGAAATCGGCGATATAGCGTTGGTTGAACTCAAACTCCGCCTGAATATCGCCGAGGAGCGTTTCCGCATTTTCCTTACTCTTGCCGACAAGCACCATAAGGTGCAGTTTGCCGAGTGCTTTCAGATATAGCGGAATGCCAACGTCGAAATGCACCGACTTGGCGTGTCCTCGCGCCCATTGGGCGGCGTATTGGATAGTCGGGTGGTCGCGGAGGGTGTGCGCCGCCTTGATATGGAACGGGGCGCAGTCGGTATGTTTCCCGGTCTCCTCGTCGTCGCAGTAATGGCTCAGATAGTAATTGAAAAAACGGCCGTAGTCGGCGAGGAGATACTTTATTCGTTTCTCCTTTTCGGCGGGCGTTTCGGAAACTGACACGACGGAGCGGGTCTGCACCGTGTCGCACCATTGTTTCCACTGCTCAATCGCCTCCTTACGGTTCTGCGCCGTGTGTCGTGCCATACCTTATTATTATATGAGTCAAGCGACCTTGCTCCCGAGGAGTTCAAGGATATACTTATTCTGATACTTGTTGACGAGTTTTCGGAACTCAGCCGTAATCTCCGGGTCGGTCTCCGCATGGTATTCAAGCCACCGCCCGAAAGCCATAAAGCACTCGATGAAATCGACGACGGAGGTCTCTTTGTCGAGTTTGGAGATTGTGGAGGTGAGCTTGGCAATCTGGTCGGCCAAGCCGCCGACCTGCGAGAGGTCAGCCGCGCCGAGTTTTATAGCGAGGTCGTTGAGCGAGCGGAGGACATTGTTGACGACCTCCTTGCGGGTAAGGGTATGCGCGGCGCGTTTCTCGCCCCAACAACCGTCCTTTACCCACTTGCCGATTGTATTTGCAGACACGCCGACCTTTTCGGCGATAGAGTTCTGCGGCATACCCTGCATAAATAGGTTCTCGGCGAACTCCTTTTTATCTATTGAAACCTTGTTTGCCATTCATACAAAAAAGTTGTTTGAGGTTGGGTTATTGTTGATTTTCGACTGCAAAATTGGGACAAACGGACGGCGCGTGAAAATAGAGTGTAAACAATTCACACTCTGTTTGCCCCTGCTGTGAACTATGCCGAATTTTGCGGCGTGGTTATCGCCACAACACGACATCGCGGAGTAGAGCAGCGGACAGCTCGCCGGGTTCATTCCCCGGAGGTCGCGGGTTCGAATCCCGCCTCCGCCACAACCCCCTTTTGCGACCCGTCGGCGGGGAGGCGCAGGGTAAGACGGCGACACCGAAACAATACAAGGCCGTCAGCGCACCAACCACTCCCCGCCGACATTTTTTTCAGACATCACAACCAATATGAAAGAGGCAATCATATCGACCCCGAGGCTCAACAGCTACGGCACACGAGTGCTGACCGAGGGGATAGACACCGAGCAGTACAAAAAGAATCCGATATTGCTCTACATGCACCGACGCGGACGCAAGGAAGATATGCCGATAGGTATAATCGAGAACTTGCGCGTGGAGGGGGACACCCTCTACGGCACACCCAAATTTGACGACGACACCGAGGAGGAGCGCACCATATCGAAAAAATGGGAGCGCGGCACGTTGCGTATGCTCTCGGCGGGACTCGACGTGGTGGAATGGAGCGAGGAACCCAACCTGCTTGTGCCGGGGCAGACGCGCCCGACTGTCACCAAGAGCAAACTCATAGAGGTGTCGGTGGTAGACATCGGCTCAAACGACGACGCGCTGCAGGTGAGCCTCTACAACGAGGGAGAGCTGCTGACCCTCGCCGCCGGAGAGGAGAGCGACCACCTGCCCCTGCTGACGGCGAAAAAAGAGGAAACGCCCGCCCCCGAAGAAAAAGAGGAAGAGAAAACCCCAAATAACAAATCAAACAACAACATGGAAAAAGTTCTTTTGAAACTCGGCCTCGCGCCTACCGCGACCGAGGACGACGCAGTAGCGGCAATCTCCGCTCTGCAGACAGAGAAAACGAACCTTACTCTCGCCCGCGTGACCGACGCGGTGGAAACGGCAATCAAGGAAAAACGTATCACCGCCGACAAAAAGGAAAAATACATCAACCTCGGCAAGGAACACGGCCTCGACACACTCAGCGGTATTCTCGCCGACATGCAGCCCGCGCAGAAACCCCTCGACCTCGTGCGCCCCGGCGCGACAGCCGGAGGAGCCGCCCCCGCCGCCGACGTGAACCTCACCTGGGAGAAAGCGACCCCCGAGCAGCTCAAACAGTTGCGCGATGAGAACCGCGACGAATACGTGCGCCTCTACAAAGCGCATTTCGGTATCGCCCCCACATTCTGACACCGACACCAACCAACAAAACATCAACAACAAACAAAAAACTGAATGAAAAAACTGATTTTCGCCCTTATGGGCATGATTATCGGATTCGCCACCACCTCGGCAATGGGAGCGACCCTTGCCTCCGTCGTGGGTTTTGACCCCGTGGCCGGGGCGTTGACGCTTGACAGCGTCGCCGTGGCAACCTCCGCAATGGGAGGACTCGCCCCTGCGGGCGCACTCCGCGCCGGACTCTACCCCGAGGTGTGGACGGGCGAACTTGTGAAAGCGTTCCGCTCCGCCGCCGAGGCAGTGGGCTGGTACAACAAAATCCGCGATTACAGCCAATATGTCGAAAAGGACACAATCCACATGGTAGACATCGGCGCAGACCCCGAGGTGCTTGTCAACAACACGACCTATCCGTTGGAGACCGAGCAACTGGAGGACGGCGACATCGCAATCACACTCGACAAGTATCAGACCAAGCCGACACGCGTCACCGACGACGAAATTCACGCAATCGGTTATGACAAAATGTCCTCGGTTATCGAGCGACACAAGGAGGCATACAGCGAGGCGAAATTCAGCCGCGCCATACATTCGCTCGCTCCTGCCGAGCATACGGCCAAGACCCCGGTATTGCTCACTACGGGCGAGGTTGTGGACGACCGCAAGCGACTGACCCGCTCCGACATCATCGCCCTTAAAAAGGCATTCGACAAGGCGAAGATTCCCGCAGAGGGACGTATCCTCGTGCTTTGCGCCGACCATGTGGCCGACCTCCTGGAGCAGGATCAGAAATTCGCCGCCCAATATTACAACTACGAGAGCGGAGCAATCTCGCGCCTCTACGGTTTTGAGGTGTACGAATACGACGCATGTCCTTATTTCAACACCTCGACAAAGAAAAAGCTCGTGTATGGTGCTGTTCCCGCCGCCACCGACAAGCAGAGTTCCGTCGCGTTCTCACTCAAACGCACAATGCGCTGCGACGGCACAGTGAGAGCCTATCTGCAGGAGGCCGCACAGAACCCCACCATGCAGGAGAATGTGTTCTCGCTCCGTGCATACAACATCTGTCTGCCCACCAAGGCGGAGGGTCTCGGCGCGATTGTTAGTGCCCCCAAGGCGTAACCGATAGAGCCGTATGGAAACAATAAAGAAAGGTAGCAGAGGCTCGGCGGTGGTGACACTGCAGAAGAAACTCAACCTCGTGGCCGACGGCATATTCGGCGCACTGACCGACGAGGCCGTGCGTGATTTCCAAAAGTCCAAAGGTCTGAGCGTTGACGGTATCGTCGGCGCGAAGACCTGGGCGGCACTCGGATGCGTGGCCGCGCAGAGTAAGCGCAAGATAACCCATATCATACTCCACTGCGCCGCGACCCCCGAGGGGCAGGACGTGAAGACCGCGACAATCAAGTCGTGGCACGTCAAGGGCAACAAGTGGAAAGACATCGGTTATCACTGGGTTATCGAACTCGACGGCTCGGTACACGCCGGGCGCGACGAGTCGGTGATTGGCGCACACGCCACCAACTACAATGCGCACTCAATCGGGGTGTGTTATGTGGGCGGTTGCGCCAAGGACGGCAAGACACCCAAGGACACGCGCACGGCGGCTCAGAAAGCGGCACTCGCCAAGTTGGTGCGTGACCTGCTGAAACGCTATCCCGGCGCAAAGGTAATCGGCCACCGCGACACGTCGCCCGACCTCAACGGCAACGGCACGGTAGAACCCAACGAATGGATCAAGGCTTGCCCGAGTTTCGACGTGGCCGCATGGCTGCGCTCGGAGGGTATAGCCGCCTAACCAATAACATACAGCAATGACCGAAACAATCCTCGCGGGGCTTGTGGCGATAATCACCGCGCCCCTCTCGGCCTTACTGACGGCGATATTCCTGCGGAGCAAGCACAACGCGGAGGTGGAGAAACTCCGTGCAGAGGTAAAGCAGACGCTTGCCGACGTGCGCGGGCAGGAACTCGATAACGACAAAAAGGCCATACAGATGATAATGGAGTTGGTGGTCGAGCCGCTCCGTGCGGATATGTTGCGGTTGCAGAACAAAGTAGACACCCTCACCAATGCGATTGAAAAAATCAATTCCTGCCCTCATGCTGACAATTGTCCTGTCAGTCACGAGCTGCGCCACCCCAAAAAAGACAACGTCGGAGACGCACTCACAACAGCACTCGTCAGCCTCGCAGGAAACACTGCAGACCCTGCGCCTTGAAGAACAGACCGCCGCCCTGGTGACACGTCTGTTTGAGGAGCGTATGAACGCCCTGCGCGAGAAAACCGCAACAACAGACGAGGCGACCGAGCGGGTGACGGAAATATTCGACACGACGCAACCGACCGACAGCGCGACCGGGACACCGCCCCTGCTGAGCCGCACCACGGAACGGCGCAATGCCACAAGCAGCGAGCAGACCCGGGAACAGAGCGAGGCCACCGCCAAGGCTGCGACCGAGGCCGACATCGGCCATAACTCCACGCTCGACACGTCGGCTCAGACTACCTCCGAGGAGGAGAGCCGGGAGGAGAGCGACGGAGAGATCCGGCAGGAGAAAGGAGGCACAAACCCTCTCATGTGGGTGTCGCTTACGCTCCTGGTTCTCGCAGTGGCGATAATCGCCATAACGATTAAACAGCATTTAACCACCAATAAAACCCCATAGCAATGGCAAAGAAAGAAACAACCACAGCGGCCACGGTGGCCTCGAAAGCCGCCGCCAAGGTAGCCGCCGAAGTGCTGAAAGCCAACCCCGACATCAACGAGGTTCATGTGGCCTCCGACGGCACGGCATTCTATACCCGCAACGACGCGCAGAACCACGCCAACACCCTCAAAAACCGCGAGGTGTACAGCTACAAGCGCGAGAGCGCAGTCGCCCGCGCCAAGAAAGCCGACACCCCCGCACCTGCCGCCACCCCTGCCGCACCCGCGCCGGAGGTAGACGAACTGACCGGGGAGGCCGTAAATGAACCCGAAACCCCTAACGCCGACGAATAATGCAGAATCTCACCATAACCCGCACCAACGGCAATGTAGTCCGCGCCCTGCCCGGCGAAGACCACATAAGCGGCCTTGTGTTCTACTCGGCCACGTTGCCCGAGGCTGAGGAGGGTGTGGCAGGGTTTACCACCACGGAGCGCATTCACGCAATCTCGCAGATTGAGGTGGCCGAGAAATACGGTATCACCGCCGACGCGCCCGCGTGGGAAACCAAGGTGCTGCACTATATCCTCAACTCCATTTTCAACATGAACCCCGGCGTGTCGCTGTATGTGGGTATCTTCAAGCCCGCGACAAGCACCCCGGCATTCTCTGAAATCAAGCAGATACAGAACTACGCCGACGGTCGTCTGCGCCAGGTGGGCGTGTGGAACGGCGCGGTGGAACTGAGCGAGACCATACTGAACTCCTTGCAGAGCGTGCGCACCACGCTTGAAATGCAGAACAAACCGCTGTCTATCCTCTACGCGCCCAAGGTGGCCGACGTGACAAAACTGCCCGCCGACATAGCGAAACCGGGACGCTACGGAGTGTCAGTGATTATCGGGCAGGACGGCGCGGGCGTAGCCGCCGAACTCTACGAGGCCGAGGCCAACAAGACAGCCAAGGCGAGCGTGTCGGCACTTGGCGACCTGCTCGGCGCGGTGTCAAAGGCGAGCGTCCACCAAAGCATCGCATGGGTGGAGCAGTTCCCGACCAACATAGCCCTCGCCGCATTCGGTGACGGCACGAAATACCGCGACCTTGATTCTGCGGTAGTGGAATCGCTCGACACCTCGCGCTATATCTTCACGCGCACCTACGACGGAATCGCCGGGGCGTATTTCAACGACAATCACACCCTCGACATAATAACAAGCAGCAAAGCCTATATCAATGACGTAAGAACAGAGGATAAGGCGGTGCGCGGTGTGCGCACCCTCCTGCTGCCGAAACTCGGCCGTCCTATGAAAGTCGACGCAAGCACCGGGAAACTGGAGCGCACGGCGGTGGAACACCTTATAACCACGGGCAACCTGCATCTTACCGAAATGGAAAAGGCCGGGGAGCTGAGCGGCTACAAGTTTGACATCGACCCCGACCAGAACATACTCGCCACGTCGAGGGTGCGCGGTGTAATCAAGAACGTGGCGATGGGCGTGATGCGCAACCTCGACCTTGAAATAGGTTATGTCACGAGTGTCTAACCAATAAGCAAACATACGAATGGACGCAGCAAACATCAAAAACGGCATTCCTCTGATTAACGGAACGGAGTATTCGTGGGGCGACATCGCCACCTGCATAAACGGTGTCCCGGTGTCGGGTATCACGGCAATCTCCTACGGTGAAAAGCAGGATATGCAGAACAACTACGGCGCGGGACGCTACCCGGTGAGCCGCAGCAAGGGGCGTATCGAGGCCACCGCCAAAATCACGCTCTACATGAGCGAGGTCGTGGCGATATGCCGCAACGCCCCCGGCGGTCGAATGCAGGACATCGCGCCGTTCCCTATCGAGGTGGCATATTTGCCCGACAACGGTATCGTGGTTGTGGATAAGATCCATAACTGCCAGTTTGCCGAGAACAAACGCGACTGGAAAGAGGGCGACTTGAATCAGCAGGTGGAACTTGAACTGATAGTGTCGCATATCGAGTACGGCAAGCCGGACGGCGTATAATGCCCGGAAGAAACCAACCAAGTAAATAACCCGCAGGGTGGCGCAAGAGCCGCCCTGCACCAAACATTCAAAAAAAGATATGGCAAAAGAGAAAGTGACCGCGCAGGTCGAGAACCCCGAGAATGAAATGACAACCGTTGACGGCGGAGTGACCGCCGAGCAGGTGGCCGAATGGAAAGCCAAGCACGGTCGCGTGGTGGAGATTGAGGTTGTAGACCCCGATTTCAACGAAAGGCACGTCGGCTATTTCCGTCGCCCCGACATGAATACCATGCAAGCCTTTTCGGCCACGGCCAAAAACAACGAGGTCAAGGCTGCGGGGATATTCTTCGACAACTGCTGGCTCGGCGGCTCGCCCATGATGAAGACCGACGCGGTGTATAAACTCCAGGCCAACGGCGAACTGCAGGCTATCTTCGGTAAGTGCGTGTCTAAGTTAAAAAACTTGTAGAGGCGTACTCGCTGCCCGAGGCCGAGGATGGAACGGACGACCCCGGGGAGATAGCGAAAGGGTGCGCCTTGATACGCGCCAATTTCAGAATAGACCCGGCAACGCTCGACGACGAGGAGTGGGCGATGCTGTTTCAACAAGCGGTGTGGGTGGAGAGTTTCCGGCTCGGCAACATCGCAAAAATCCTCTCAAAACTATTTGCTCCTGCTGAATGAATTATAATTTCAATTACGCATTCAACATAAGCGGCAACTGCAACACCGTGGTGGCCGAGATTTCGGAGGGGGTCAACGACCTCCAACGGAATCTGCGGGCGACCACGTCGTTGTGGGATAGTTTTGAGGGGAAAATTCTTGCATTAAACCAGTTCACACAATACGTTCAGAACCTCGGCAACGCCCTCGACAGCACCCTTGCGCCCGGTGCTGCCCTCAACGCTGAACTCGCGGAACTGGAGGCTATCGCCGGAGTTACCGCCGAGGAATATGCCGCCTTGGAGAAAGCCGCCCGAGACACAGCCAAGGAGTTCGGTATCTCGGCGGCAGGTTCTGTCACCTCCTACAAACTCCTGCTCTCCCAACTTTCGCCGGAGCTGACAAAGAACAGCGAGGCGTTAAACAACATGGGCAAGAACGTCGCCACATTAAGCAAGATGATGAAAGGCGACGCGACCGCCGCAGCTGAGGTTCTGACAACCGCGATGAACCAATACGGCGTGTCGTTGGACGACCCTATGGCCGCGTCCGACCGTATGTGGGAAATGATGAACACAATGGCCGCAGCCGCCCGCGAGGGTTCTGCCGAGTTGCCCGCTATCAAGGAGGCTCTCTCGCAGTGTGGTATGGCCGCGAAAGCCGCCGGGGTATCTTTTGAGGAGACCAACGCGGCGATTCAGGTTCTCGACAAGGCGGGCAAGAAAGGTTCTGAGGGCGGTGTCGCTCTGCGTAACGTAATGTCAACGCTCGCGCAGGGTCGTTTTCTCCCCAAGGATGTGCAGCAGGAACTCTCCGCCGCAGGCATCAAGGTGTCGGATCTGACCGACAAGAGCAAATCACTTGCCGAGCGTCTGCAGATACTGAAACCCGTAATGCAGGACGACGCTCTTTTCAGTAAGTTGTTCGGCAAAGAGAACTCCGCCGCCGCTATGGCTCTCGTGCAGGGCATACCCAAGGTTCAGCAGTGGACGGAGGCAATTACCGGGACGACCACGGCCATAGACCAAGCCGACATCGTTATGGCTACCTATAACGAGCGGCTCGCCCGTGTGCAAGCGCGGTTCGATGATTTCAAAATCTCGATATTCAACTGCTGCGGTGATATGGGTATATGGGTCAAGGTTGTATCGGGTGCGCTCATACCTATCGCGCAGCTCGTGCCGCTGATATACAGCGCGGCCAAGGCAATAACCTACCTTAAAACCGTGAATTTCGCCGGGGCATTCTCCGGCGTGGTGTCGGGAATAAGAAAGGTGTGCATAAACCTTGTGCTGATGAACGCCTCCATTACGGCCACGGGAGGTTATTTTACCGCGTTCAAGATCCTCGCACAAAACGCTTGCTGTTCTATCGGTGTGGCGATAATGAATATTCCGATTGTCGGGTGGATAGCCGCAGCCATTGCCGCAGTTATCGCCATTGTGCAGCAACTTTGGGATAAGTGCTACGGATTCCGCGTGGCCGTGTTTACGGCGTGGGAGGGGATTAAAGCCATTTTCTCCTATGCCTGGGAGTTGATTTCAAACCTCGCCCATAACATCGCGCAGTTTGCCGTCGGCGTGTGGAACAATATAAAGGCTATGGCTCAAAAGGTGGCAAACATCTTTATGGCCGTTGTCAACAAGATACGCTCTTGGATAGCCGCTATCCGTGCCTTTGTCGTCAAGGTTGTAAATGCCGTTGTGGAAAAGGTCAGCTCTATGTGCAAACCCCTTGTTACCGCTTTCAAGAATGTAGCCAACGCAATAAAAGGGTTCTTCGGAAAAATCATTGATTGGGTGCGCGACAAGTTCTACGCCCTCATAAATTGGTTTATCGACAAATATAATTGGGTCGCCGAAAAACTCAACTTTGACAAAATCGCCCGCCTTGGCAAAGAGGCTGCTGACCGCTCATGGGCGGCAGACCACCCCGAACAACCCGTCGATAATTCCGGCGGTGGTGGCGTGGTTGACGGCGGAGGCGGCAGCGGAGGAGGTAATGGAGGCGGCGGTGGTGCGTCACCCATTGGCTCGGCTCTTGGCGGTGTCGGGGGCGCAAGTTCCAAGGAGACCGACAAGGTCAAGAACATAAACATCACCATTGACCGCCTTATCGACAAGTTTACCATTACCACAACCAACCTTTCAGAAAGCAAGGAGCGAATAAAGGACGCGGTTGCCGAGGCGTTGCTGTCGGCGGTTAATGACGCGAATTATGCCCTATAACCTCAATAAACGGAGATATGCAGAACTACAATTTACAAATCATCAACGCGGCGTTTGTGGCCTCGGGAGTTGCGATACAAGCCAAGGGGCTGCTATATCGCCACCGCCCCGACCGTGGGCGTGACTCGCAGAAAGCCGAGGATTATCAACTCGGGACGCTACCCGGGTATCAGACCGGGGGCGGTACGGACAGCGGGGAGCGACCCATTAACAAGCGCGAGGAGGCTTGGAGCGGGAGCGGCGACTATTGGCTTGGGCGCACGGTGCTGACCGACCTTGTGGTGAAAGTACCGGGCGAGGGGTTGCTGCTTATCAACGACGCGACAGTGAATGTGTCGTTGCAGAAACAGATAGTGCAGACGGCACTTGTCGGGAGAGCCGGGACGATAAAGGAGTATATCACCGACGGGGACTATCAGATGAATATCTCGGTGGGGCTTGCGGCGGTGGACGACAACGGCGAACTGATAGACCAATACCCCGAGCGGGCTGTGGCTCAGCTGCGGGAGATATTGGAGAGGCCGGAGGCGTTGGAGGTTAGTTCAGCGTTTTTGGACTTATTCGGGATAACGCACATGGTTGTGACCGGGTTCTCGGCCAAGCAGATGACGCACGCCAACCGCCAGGTGATAGAGATAACGGCGGTGAGTGACACCGAGTATGTGATAGAATCAAACGATTATTAAACGACGATTAAACACTGATTGAACTATGAACGGACTGCAGACGGAGGCCAACGGCGGCGACCTGCTGATAGCGGGCGGTGGCTGTGTGGTGGCCGGGACGGAGGCTCAGACGATAGAGCATGTAATGGTGGCGAACCGCGGGGAGTGGCGCGAGTTGCCGCTGCTGGGCGGGGAGATCCGCAAGATGCAGCACGGAATAGGGTCACGGCTGTGGTGTGCGAGGGCGCGTGAGATGTGTCGCGAGGCGGGGGTGGCCGTCAGCCGCGTGGCGATAGGTGATAACGGGAAAATATCGGTGGAATGATAACGCGAGCGAGAGAGGGACAGTGCCTTGTGGACGTTGCCCTGGAGGTGACGGGCGCGGTGGAGGGTGCGTGGACGCTTGCCCTGCAGAACGGACTCAGCCTCACGGTAGGCTTGGAGCAGGGGCAGGAGATAGCCTATGAGGCTGACAGCATGGAGGAAGCGAGGGTGGCGAGCCGCTATGCGAGCGAGGGTATTCACCCGGCGACTGCGGTCAGCGAGTCGACCCTGCGGTGGTTGACAGAGGGCGAACCAATCAGTGAAAGAATTCCGGCTTACGAAGACATCCGGACAGACGATGTCGTTCCACAAAGTACGAGAGCGTCTATTTTTACAGAAGTCTTTACAGCCACATTTGCATAATAAAACTAAAGGATTATGGAGAACGAGTCAGTATTAAAGGAATTGCGGGAAACAGCACAAAAAATCCAATCATCGGTTATGCCTAAAAGCGTAACGCCGGAAATGGTTGGTGGATCTCTGGTGAACATTGTTGAGATTCTAAGTTATATGATACCTGCGTTGGAAAACAAGTATTCCATGAATAGAATAGATTCAATTATTACGGATGATGCACAGATTCCTAATTTAGAGACGGATTCTATTTTCTTTTATGGTAATGCTTTCTATGTCAAGAATGAAAAAGGATACGAATATTTCCTAAAATATAATCATGTCTTGAATGATGAACAAATAGCAAAACCAGGAATATATATTCTACACCAACATCCGCTTACTCAAAATTCATGTGAAAGAATATGTATCTGTAACAATGAATTTGAAATCGTGGAAAAGGTTTTAAAATGCCATGCTGAAATTTTTGACCTGCAGGAATGGGTAAACAAAGTTTATGCTCCTTGTACGCTTGACGTTCAAATGACAGATAAGGCTGTGGAACCGTTTGACCCATCGAAAACATCATATTTTACAAATGCGGCTACGGCAAACTACAATGTGATAAAGGCATGTATGGATAGGTCAGACGAGGAGGTTGTGCTGATGAACATGCGTCTGCTTGACAATGCAGAAAATGTGATTGCCACTTTCCCCGTGTCAGTGTTTGATGTTGGGGAGGACACACCGGATTATCAGTTAAGGGGTGTCTTTTCTTATCGTGGAAAGATATGGAACATGTATGTAGACATCACGCAGGATGGCTCAGATATAACTGTCGAACTTGTGGATCTGTGCAGTGTGGCTACTGATGAGGATGTGGATGAGGTTGCGGATTTTATTTTTGGTAGGTATGGGCAAGAAGTAATTTCTCCATCTAATCCCGAAGACTCTGCTGGGCAGCCCGAGGGCTACGGTTGTGATTGCGGCTGCTTGGAGGTGGCCACGGAGGTGGACATCGAGGATATTGCAAAGGAAGTGTTAGACCTGATGCTTTAAATAAATTTTCATCATTTTTTAACTTAAATCAATTTGACAGACAATGGCAACAGAAGCTAAAAAGTTTGTGACGCTTGCGTTGGTGAGCGTAATCTTCACCAAGGTGAAGGAGTATGTAACAAAGGCAATCGCGGCTATCCCCGGTCTGGGTGTGGCATCGGCTGAGGTGCTTGGCGGCATCAAGGTCGGCGATGGTCTTGCGGTGAACGAGGAAGGCGTTGCATCGGTGGATTTCTCCACGGCGACGGCTTATGCCGACACCAAGTATTCAGAGGCGCAGAAGTATGCCGACACGCAGGTGCAGGCGGCTGTCGCGGATTTGATTGGTGGTGCCCCGGAGACCTACGATACGTTGAAGGAAGTCGCGGACTACATCGAGCAGCATAAGGATGTGGAGACCTCGCTCAACGCGGCTATCGGCAACAAGGCGAATTCGGCGGATGTGTACAGCAAGACAGATGCGGATTCGACATTCGTGAAGGCCGAGGCGATGACGGAGGCCACCGAGGCCGAGATTGATGCGGCGGCAACGGCGGTGTTCGGCTAAAGGTGCAAAGGGTGCGTGGTGTTGAATGTCACCGCGCATTCACAAGTTGAATTAAAAAAAAGGAAGAAAGATATGGGAAGATATTTGACCAACGGAAGTCTGAACCGGATATTCACCCGTGTAAAGGGATATGTGGATAAGCTCAAGACAAGCGGGCAGGTCTATGACTCTGCCCGATGGGGTGGAAAGCTTCTATCGGAGGCGGTGATGAGGTATTCTTATGCCATCAATACAAAGGGACTTGATAAGACCAAGTTCTATCCGGTGGTGTTTGGCTCGAATCCGTGGACATTCGATTGTGAGATTCACACACCGGGGGCAAGTGGTTCGGCTGAGTTCAATCAGAACTACATCCACTTCATGTGCAACTCATACGGATGGAATGACTTGTTTGACAACTTCAAGATTCTGACCAATGGCAACTATGACGACAACGAGATTGTGATAGGTGCTATCGGAGCGGCCACAGAGAACGGGCAGATGTGCGTATGGGTGCGTGGTGGCATTGAGTATGACATTGTTTTCTGGACCAACCGTTACCCGACTTTGTACAAGGGTGATGCGGTGTGTGGCACAACAACATTTACTTGCGGCACTAATCTCGATGGAGGCGCGAATGTCAAGACTCGCATCCTATGGAAGAATGACAACACCCGTAATGATGCCGCGTATGCCACAAAGAAAGAGGTGTCGGATAGTATTGATGCGTTGAATCTCAATACTCAGCTTGCAGAAAAGGCCGACAAGGCTGATGTCACATCAAAGTTAAATGGGTTCAGTAACGCTTTGGGCACGACCAGCACGAAGGTAAGTTCATTGGAGACTCAACTGAATGCAGCTACAGATGATATGAATACGCTTTCTTCTCAAACAGAAATGCTTCGTTATTCAATGCCTATTGTTTTGGTAGTGCCTGAAGACACTACAATGGATGGTTCTACTACGTATGACCCACGTGTGTTTTACCAGAAAGGCATTAACGAGGATTATATGTCCGATATAATCGTCCCGTTTTTTAATACCTTGACCAGCAGCATTACTAATGAGACAGAATTCAGAAATTATCATGGATTGTTTGCAAACATAAAGTTAGTTATAGATCACAGCTTATTTTCTGAGGTTTATCATATTTGCAATGTCGACCTCTCAAGCTCAGGATGGCGGTTCGTTTTCACTGATATGTATGGAGGGGGAATGCTAATGGAGGTTAATGCCAATAATGGTAAAATTAGATTTAGTCAGTCATGATAGGGACGCATGACAGTATGACATACCTTCCGGCGAGGTGGAGGGTGTTTGAGTTGGTGAGCTTTCTTTGGCGCACACAGAGCAAGACGCTTTCGGAGCAGGAGTGCGTAGGGGCGCGGTATTTCGACATCCGCGTCAGATGGACCAAACAAGGCTGGCAGGTTTGCCACGGATTGGTGGACTTGCGGATGCGTTTCGGTTCGCTTGATGAGATTATGGAGATGTTCTCGCCTCATCTTGTCCGGCTGATTCTGGAGCGGGGGGACACGGCAATGTTCCTTGCGGAGATAAGCTGTGTGGCGTCGCTTTATCCCAATCTGTCCTACGCCTGCATCAAGCGCGGATGGAAAGTGCTTGTCGACCGAGACCCGGTAATCAAGGATTATTGCTTCACTCCGTGGCTGAGCGGTCTCAGCTTTTGGGACAATGTGAAACGGCTTTGGAGTCTGAGACGGGAGCCCAAGACCATCAAAGGCTGGGCGCGGAAGCATCGGCCTAAGCTTGACGAGGATGAGGAGACAGTGAGATTCGTGGATTATCTATAAACTAATCATATTATCTTATGGCACGGACAATCGCCGAGATAAAGGCTCAGATTGCCGAGACCTTTATCTCGCAGGACGCTATCCGCACCGGGTACGGACTGAAATCAAACCAATCATTCGACAAGGCTTTCTCCCCGGTATCGTTGGAGAGTCTGATGTTCTACGTCGTCGCCTCGTGTATATGGGTGCTTGAAAAACTATTCGACCGCCACCGCGAGGAGATAGACGCGAGGATTGAGGAACTGCGCCCCCACACCCTCCGTTGGTATGTATCTAAGACCCTCGACTATATGCGGGGCAAGGACTTGATAATGGCCGACGGCGTGGTTGTCGCCGACTTTTACGACACCACGGGAATGACCGCCGAGGATATAGAAAAGGCGCAGGTGGTGAAATACGCCGTCGCCACCGAGGACAATACGCAGGTATTTATCAAGGTAGCCGCCCGGGGCAACAACGGTCAGCCTAAGCAATTGGAGGCCGACGACCTCGCGGGGCTGAAATACTATCTCTCGCAAATCAAGGACGCGGGCGTGACAATCAAGGTTCTCAACGAACCCGCCGACAACATGCGCATTGAACTGATAGTTCTCTATGATCCGGCAGTTCTGACGGCCACCGCCACGGGCGCAGCTGACGCGGACGGCTATCAGACCCTGCGCCTCATGCGCGACGGCAAGGACGTTGTCACCGAGGCGGTGAGCGAGGTTATTTCCAAACTGCCGTTCAACGGCGAATACCGCAACTCCGACCTTATGGCCGCGCTCCAGTCTATCGAGGGTGTGCGTGTGGCCGACATCGTGAAAGTGGAGGCCGCTGCGGGCGGTTCTGACGCTTACACGCAGGTGCGAGGCTATCGCCGCCCCTATTCGGGTTATTACGCATTAAGCAAACTCACGGTCAAAGGCCGTGCCTATCAAGTAGCCGAATGATTTTTACCATAGATTTTGACAAGTGGATTGCGGAAATGCTCCCCACGTTCCTGCGCCGCCGCAGGGTGTTCGCTTTTTGTCGTGCGCTCTGCGCCCCGGTGGTGTGGCTGTACGGTGAGTTTCTGAACGCCCGCAGCGACCACATTTACCGACTGACCCACAATGGGCAGGTGTGTTATCTGAGGGCGGCTCTCAACGACGCTTTCGGGCTGACAAAAGGGTTTGAGGTTGAGGATGCCGACGACTATGCGGGCGAGTGGATCTATGCCAAAGACCCGACCATGCCGCAGCAGCTCCTCGCAGTCGATGAAAAGCTCAATCCCCCTCGTGAAACTGACGACCCGCCCCCGGAACACCCCACACCCTTACTCGCGGACGAGGCGAGGTTAAATGCCCCTCACAACTCTTTCATCGTGCGAGTGCCTCACGACATCTATATTTCACAACTCGACAAGGTCAAGGCCATAGTCGAGAAATACAGAATCCTTTCCAAACAACCAATATACACCTCAACGACATCAACCAATGGACAAAGCACAATACTTATCAACGGCGGTTGGAAATGGTGGCAACGGCCTCTTTCCCCTATCGACGCAGGGCTTAAACTTTATACAGAGCCAAATAAATCTTCTTCAGGCATTCGCTAAGATCGGCGGCAAACGCTACATCTTGCAGCAATCCACCGCCACCGCAAGCGGATATGTAGTGATTGACGGAGAGGTTCTGCCGCTCATCGGCAATCCCCTCACGGCAACCGCTATCCGCGTGGAGGAGACCAAGGAAAATATCGTGGCCGACGGTACGACGTACAAGGAGGCGCGTGTGTTCCGTGTCGCAAGATATACCTCGCCATATCTTCCCAACGTGGCAAATCTCTATCCGGCCGCCGGGTTCTCGCTGATACAGACAAATGACGCGCTTGCAAAGAAATTCCAGGAATACACCGCCGTCAATAGCGAACTCGCCAAGAAACTGACGGTGCTATCCACCGACAACCTCACCCGTGTGCAACTGGACGCACAGAAAGACAACGTGCGCCTCAACTGCCGCAAAGGTTGTGTGTCGCTCAACGGCGCGGACGAATACACTATCAACGTCTATCGCCATAGTGCGAACAATATCACGCAGGAGCAGATTCTGCCGGATCTGCGCCGTTATGTCCGCTATTGGGACAGCAACAAAAAGGCATGGGGCGGTTTCTTCCCGGTCACTGAGAACCTCCATATCGACGTTAAGGTGGTGAAAGGCTCGACGGTCTACATTCGCCACGGTTTTATCCCCGAGGGTGTGCAACTCGTCCTCCTGCGCAAGAAGAAACGCAACCGCAAACGCCGTTCCGGCGGCACTACGGGCACAAACCCGCTGTGGAAAGGTAAGAGTATGCTCCGACAGCCAAAGAACCAATACGCGCACTATAAGGGCGTGATTCTATCGACCTCGTCGCCGAATAATTGGTATGTGCCAAAATGTATCGGTGTGTCAGACCCCGAGGATAACAACCTTATCGGTAAGGAACTCGGCTCTATCTGCGAGCCTATGATTGTGGTGTGCGGCGGGTCGGTGCAGGAGATTGCCGCCGGGAACGGCCTCTACAAGGTAATCGGTACTCGCGTGAAAGCCTCCAAGAAAGGTCAGCGAGTCAAGACGCAAGCCTGCTGCTATGCGCGTATCGCGTTGCAGTTCGCCGCAGCCGGAAAGACATTCAAGAGCGCGGGCGGTGAAATGGTGAGAATGAAATATCGCTTATGGTTTCACCTCGACAAAAAGACCAACAAGACAATCGTGCGCCGTGGTTTCTCAGCCGATTAGGCACAAAAAAAGAGGGGCGGTTGAAAAACTGCTCCTCTAAAAACCCCGGCGGTCGTAA